ACTTTGAACGAACCAGATGATTTTCTTAAAGTAAGAGAAACTCTCACTCGTATCGGAGTTGCATCGAGAAAGGAGAAAAAACTCTACCAGAGTGCTCACATTCTTCATAAGCAGGGTAGATATTATATCACTCACTTTAAAGAACTATTTGCCCTTGATGGTAAACACGCAAATCTGACTGTAAATGATGTCCAGAGGAGGAATCGTATCGTTCGTCTTCTTGCAGACTGGGGACTTATTGCTGTTGTTGATGCAGATAAAGTATTAGATATTGCTCCTCTAAATCAAATCAAAGTTCTTCCATTTAAAGAAAAGGGAGAATGGATTCTAGAAACCAAATATAATATTGGAAAAAGAAGCAAGGTAGTGGAAACTGAATAATAAGGTAGGAAGTTCCACACTCCCTTTTTTTATTATCCGTGCTATAAATATGTTTGGATGCCTTCGGGGTCCACAAAACATAAACTCGCTTTTTAAGGAGCTACCATAATGACTAACCTAATGCGTTATACTGCGTCGGATCTTCCTACCTTGTTAGATAAGATTACACGCAATAGTATTGGAATGGACGAATATTTTGATCGTCTGTTTAATCTTCACGAAACTACAAATAATTATCCACCTTATAATCTAGTTCAGGTAAATAATGTGGAGTCTCTTTTAGAGATTGCCCTTGCTGGATTTAGAAAGGAGGAAGTAAATGTCTTCACAGAGCATGGAAAACTTTTTGTCGAAGGGCAAAAATCAGATACAGAATCGGACAGGACGTTTGTCCACAAGGGTCTGGCTCAAAGAAGTTTTACTAGGGCATGGACTCTCTCCGACGACACCGAAGTCCGAGAAGTCGCCTTTGAAGACGGACTACTTGTCATTCGACTAGGAAAGATTGTTCCAGAACATCACACACGAAAAACTTACCTATAAATACTTTCGAATATCGTTGTCGCGAGGAGCATCTGGCAAAACCCAGATTGACTCCTCCTTTTTTTTCTGCTATAATACTCATAAGTATGGAGGTAAAATGACTGTAAAACTTTTGCTGCTTAAGTCAGGAGAAGACTTAATCTCAGATATTAAGGAAATGGTTTTTGGTGAAGATGAAGATAAACGAGTCATTGGATATTATCTAAACCGACCTTGTATTGTAAAGATGCAATCTCCAAATCTTCTTACCGAAGAGAATGTAGATAAAGGTCCTCAAAAAATGGGATATCAAGTTAGACTTCATCCTTGGATGCCTTTGACTACTGATGAAGAAATTCCTGTTCCTGCTGATTGGGTTGTTACAATCGTAAACCCAACAGAAAAATTAAAACAAATGTATATTGATGATGTTGTAAACTATGGAAAAGACAATCAAAGTGTTAGTTCTGACGAACAACCAGATATTGGTCTCACAGATTGAAGAAGTTGGTGCCGATATTGGAGAACCAGATTGTAAGTTAGTAAAACCATTTATAGTCTCTAAAGATCAAACTTTAGAACCATTTCTAATGGGATATACAAAAGAGGATACTTGTATGATGAGTTCTGAAAAAATTCTAACACTTGTAACTCCCACACCAACACTTCTTGAAAAATACCAGGATCTTACCAAAGAATGAATCAAACCTTTTATACTAATGTTCAATTGATAGGAAATCAGTTTCTGGTTCGTGGTGTAGAAAATGGTAAAAGATTTGAAAACAGAGATGAGTTCTTCCCAACATTATATGTAAATAGTAAAAAAGAATCAAAGTATAAAAATTTAAGTGGAGAGAATGTAGAACCAATAAGACCGGGGACAGTTCGAGATTGTCGTGAATTTTATAAAAAATATGAGAATGTAGATGGATTTGACATCTATGGGAATGATCGTTATGTCTATCAATATATTTCAGAGAAGTATCCTGAAGATGAGATTAAGTTTGATATTAGTAAAATCAAACTTGTAACTTTAGATATTGAGGTTGGGTCCGAATCTGGATTCCCTGATGTAGAATCTTGTATTGAAGAAATTCTTGCAATCTCTGTTCAGGATTATACAACTAAAAAGATTATTACTTGGGGAGTTAAACCATTTAACAATACTCGTGCTGATGTAACTTATCATCATTGTCCGAGTGAATATCAACTTCTCAATCACTTTATTAACTATTGGATGACTGATGTTCCTGATGTAGTCACAGGATGGAATATTCAACTTTATGATATTCCATATATCTGCAAACGATTAAATCGTGTTCTTGGTGAAAAGTTAATGAAACGGTTCTCTAATTGGGGATTAGTTACTGAGAAAGAACTTTATATCACTGGACGTAAGCACACTACATTTGATGTCGGTGGTTTGACTCAGTTGGATTACCTTGAGTTATATAAGAAGTTCACTTATAAAGCACAAGAATCTTATCGTTTGGATTATATTGCTGAGGTTGAACTCGGACAGAAGAAACTTGACCACTCTGAGTTTGATACCTTTAAGGACTTCTATACTGAGGGATGGCAGAAGTTTATTGAATATAATATTGTTGACGTAGAACTTGTTGACCGTTTGGAAGACAAGATGAAGTTGATTGAACTTGCTCTTACGATGGCATATGATGCAAAGGTAAATTATGCTGATGTGTTTTATCAAGTTCGTGTTTGGGATACGATTATCTACAATTATCTTAAGAAAAGAAATGTTGTAATTCCCCCTAAAAACAAATCTCAAAAAGATGAGAAGTATGCTGGTGCTTATGTAAAAGAACCTGTTCCTGGTAAGTATGATTGGGTTGTTAACTTTGACTTAAACAGTCTATATCCACACCTGATTATGCAGTTCAATGTGAGTCCAGAAACTCTTGTTGAACAAAGGCACCCTACCGCAACTGTGGATAAGATTCTCAATCAGGAACTTACATTTGAGATGTATAAGGATTATGCGGTCTGTCCTAATGGTGCAATGTTCCGTAAGGATGTTCGTGGATTTCTTCCTGAGTTAATGGAGAAAATGTATAACGACCGTGTTATATTCAAGGACAAAATGATTGTTGCAAAGAAGCAATACGAAAAGAAAAAAACAAAAGAACTGGAAAAGGAAATTGCCAGGTGTAATAACATTCAAATGGCAAAGAAGATTTCTCTTAACTCTGCTTATGGTGCTATCGGCAATCAGTACTTTCGTTATTACAAACTAGCAAACGCAGAGGCAATCACTCTTTCAGGACAGGTTGCGATTCGTTGGATTGAGAGTAAGATGAATATCTATCTCAATAAACTTCTTAAAACTGAGGATGTTGATTATGTCATTGCTTCTGATACTGACTCCATTTATTTGCATATGGGTCCTTTGGTTGAAACTGTATACAAAGGAAGAGAAAAAACTACTGAGGGCGTTGTTTCGTTCCTTGATAAGATCTGTCAGATGGAACTTGAAAAGTATATCGAAAGTTGCTACAAAGAACTGGCGGAATATATGAATGCATATGATCAGAAGATGCAAATGAAAAGAGAGAACATTGCTGATCGTGGAATCTGGACTGCAAAGAAACGTTATATTCTCAATGTATGGGATAGTGAAGGTGTCCGTTATGAGGAACCTAAACTGAAGATGATGGGTATTGAGGCAGTTAAATCCTCCACACCTGCTCCTTGCCGCAAGATGATTAAAGATGCTCTTAAAATAATGATGAATGGAACAGAAGAAGACGTGATTGCTTTTATTGACAATGCCCGTAAGGAGTTTAGGCAACTTCCTCCAGAACAAATCTCATTCCCCCGTTCTGCGTCTGATGTAAACAAATACAAATCATCTTCTACAATTTATTCTAAGGGAACACCAATTCATGTTCGTGGAGCACTTCTGTTTAATTATTACATAAAAGAGGCAAAACTAACAAATAAATATTCACTTATACAAAATGGTGAAAAGATTAAGTTTATTTACCTAAAGAAACCAAATACAATTCACGAGAATATTATTTCGTTCATTCAAGAATTTCCTAAGGAGTTAAACCTTGACAAATACATAGACTATGAACTACAATTTGAGAAGGCATTTTTAGAACCACTCAAAATTATTCTTGATTCTATTGGGTGGAATATTGAAAAGACTGTTAACCTGGAGTTATTTTTTTCCTAATGGATTTACCTATTAACGACAAAGAACTTGCAACAATTGTAAGTTCTCTAAGACTTGGTGGAGACGTTGCTCTCTATCAAAAAATAAATACTGTCAAACAGGTTAGAGATGCCGAACCTGATGGACCTTACAAAAAAACTTTACGTGAGCAATACGGGATGGCAATCTAATGGAAAATTTAATCAGAGTCAAGTATTATTTTAGGGATCATCCAAATACAACTCTTTCTGTATTTTTGAAGACACAGGAACAAGTTGAGTCTTATAAGGCAAAACACCCCAATTATGTTTATATTGAAGAGAGTAAGTAAATCATGGATTTTTTGAAAGATATAGTAAAAGAGATTGGGGATGACTTCACAAAACTTGCATCCGATATTGATGAGACTGAAAGTTATGTGGACACAGGTTCATACGTCTTTAACGCTCTTGTATCTGGTAGTATCTTTGGTGGGGTATCTGGCAACAAGATTACTGCTATCGCAGGTGAGAGCAGTACAGGAAAAACTTTCTTCAGCCTGGCCGTTGTTAAGAATTTTCTTGATAGTAATCCTGATGGATATTGTTTGTATTTTGATACGGAGGCAGCTGTCAATAAACCACTCTTAGAAAGTCGTGGTATTGATTTAACTCGTTTTGTAGTTGTTAATGTTGTTACAATTGAAGAGTTTCGTAATAAGGCACTTAAAGCAATTGATATATATTCTAAATCCCCAGTAGAAGAACGCAAACCTTGTATGTTTGTGCTGGATTCTTTGGGTATGTTATCCACAAGTAAAGAAATTAATGATGTTCTAAATGATAAGGAAGTTAGAGACATGACTAAATCTCAACTTATCAAAGGAACATTCCGAATGTTAACTCTTAAACTAGGTCAGGCAAATGTTCCACTCATTGTCACAAATCATACATACGATGTCATCGGAGCTTATGTACCAACGAAGGAAATGGGGGGAGGTTCTGGACTCAAATATGCAGCATCTTCAATCATCTATCTCAGCAAAAAGAAAGAAAAAGATGGAACAGAAGTTATCGGAAATCTTATCAAAGCTAAGACTCACAAGTCGCGTATAAGTAAGGAGAATAAAGATGTTACGATCCGTTTGTATTACGACGAGCGCGGCCTTGATCGTTACTATGGTCTTTTGGAACTTGGTGAGATTGGTGGACTCTGGAAAAATGTAGCAGGAAGATATGAGATTGATGGTAAGAAAATTTATGCTAAGGAGATTCTTAAAACCCCTGAGAAGTATTTCACCGAAGAAGTAATGCAAAAACTTGATGAAATTGCTCATCAGGAGTTTAGTTATGGGTCATGATCAAAGTATTAAAAACCAAAATCAATGTTGCCAAAGTTACTGAGCAATTAAAAAAATATCCTCAAGATTGGGACCATCAGAAGCATCTGAAAGATTCCCAATCTTTAGTTGATAGGGGATTTGCAGATTTGCCAACGAGTGCATTACAACTTATAATAGGTGGAGTTAAGAAGAAAGAAGACTTTGTTGGAGATTCTGAAATCAATATCAAAACTCCTGCATACGAACATCATAACGAAATCCGAAAAATTATTCGTAAAGAGTTTGGAAACAAAGAACTACAACGTTGTGGATTCTTATCCTTACCGATTGATGAAATTGTGGGAGCACACATTGATGAAGGAACTTACTACTTAACAAGAGATAGATATCATCTTTCAATATCAGGAAGATATCAATACTTTTGTGGAACTGATACTGTAATTGTTGAACCAGGAACTCTTCTTTGGTTTAATAATAAATTACCACACGGAACAGTAAATATTGCCGATGAAACAAGAATAACATTTGTATTTGATATTTTACATTCTCCAGATAATCCTCATCATAAACTAATTTAATGGAAAAAATTGAGTTCTTAATTTTAAGAAACCTACTTTACAATGAAGAATATACGAGAAAAGTCTTACCATTTATCAAAGCCGAATACTTTGAGGACTCAAATCAAAAGATTATATTTGAAGAAATATATTCATTTATCACAGAGTATAACAAACTTGCTACAAAGGAAGTTCTTTATATTGAACTGGGGAAAAGAAACGATCTAAACGAAGAGACCTTTAAGGAAACTTCGAAGATTGTTTCTTGTCTTGATGATGTCCCTGTAGAAAAGGATTGGGTTGTTGATACCACAGAAAAATGGTGTCGTGATAGAGCAATCTATCTTGCACTTGTAGAATCTATTCATATTGCTGATGGTGATGATAAAAAGAATCGTGATTCAATTCCCTCAATTCTTTCTGATGCCCTTGCAGTAAGTTTTGATAATCATGTTGGTCACGATTACCTACAAGACTATGAAGAACGATATGAATCTTATCACCGAAAGGAAGAGAAGATTGAGTTTGACTTAGAATACTTTAATAAAATAACCAAAGGTGGATTACCCAACAAGACTCTTAATATCGCACTTGCCGGAACTGGTGTGGGCAAAAGTTTGTTTATGTGTCATGTAGCATCTTCTGTTCTTCTTCAGGGTAAGAATGTTCTCTACATCACTCTTGAAATGGCAGA